TGCCCGAATTGTGAACACTGCGCAGGGCAGTTCTTTTGTCATAGTTGTGGACGGCGCTTGATTGCGGATTAAAAGGAAGGAACATGTCTGAACTGGAACGGTTAAAAAGGAAAGCTAAAAAACTATATTTGAAGGCGCAAAGTTTTGGACACATGTCATGCGGAAGAAATCTTGCAGAAAACATTCGTCCAGACATAGGAGTTGCACGGCAGGAATTCAACAGGGTGTGGAAAAAAATTGAAGCACTTGACACGAACGCCCCTGCAAATCCTCTTTGTTAATCACATAAAAAAGGAAGGAAGCAAATGACTGATCATCGAACAAACTGGGACTTGAAAAAGCGGATCAAAGACAAAGGATTCACACAGAACAGTCTTGCAACAAAAATCGGGATGTTCCCGCATCACATGTCAGGACTGGTCAATGGATGGTATCGACCAGACGATCGGGAAAAGAAGGAACTTGTCAGGCAACTGGGAAAAGACGTTCTGAAAATAATCGACAACAACTGATTCGGAAATAATATGAAACCATATTTCGAAACGAAACTCGGAAAAATCTATCACGGAAAATGTGAAGATGTTGTGAAGCATATTGAACCCGTGTCCGCAATTGTGACTGACCCGCCTTATGGATTGAACTTCATGGGAAAAAAATGGGACTATGATGTGCCGTCTGTTGATACATGGACGGCGTTGCATGATGCATTGAAAGCGGGCGGAATGCTTTTGTCATTTGCGGGAACACGCACACATCATCGCATGACAGTCAATATTGAAGACGCAGGATTTGAAATCCGTGACATGATTGCGTGGGTGTATGGATCAGGGTTTCCGAAGTCTTTGAATATTGGAAAAGCAGTTGACAAACTTCATGGAAATGAAAGAGAAGTCATCGGACTATCTTCGAGTTCACGCCTGAACGCATCCAGTCATCATAATAATGTTGGCGGGAATCCTCATGGTAATAGTGGAATGGTAAATATTACAAGAGGCAATTCAGAATTTGAAGGATGGGGAACAGCATTGAAGCCCGCACTTGAACCGATCACGGTTGCACGCAAACCACTGTCCGAAAAAACCGTTGCGGAAAATGTTTTGAAGCACGGCACAGGCGGAATCAATATTGATGCGTGTCGGATTGAAACGTGTGAAATAAAAATTGCTACCAAAAAAAGAAATGGTGGAATCTGGCAAAGCAAGGGACAAAAATCAAAACGTCATAATGGAAGCGGGACAGGCAATGCAAAAGGCAGATTCCCCGCAAACCTGATCCATGATGGAAGTGATGAAGTGACGGGGTTGTTTCCTAATAGAAAACAGATTGATAAAAGAAAATTTAAAAAAGGAATAAATTGCAAAGATAAATTTTTTAAAGGCAAAGAAAGCATACAGACATCCGCATATGGTGACACTGGTTCTGCATCCCGTTTTTTCTATTGTTCGAAGGCGTCAAAAAAAGAACGTGGAAAAGGAAACAATCATCCAACCGTCAAACCGCTTGCACTGATGGAATATCTGATCACACTTGTCACGCCGAAAGACGGAATCGTTCTTGATCCATTTGCGGGATCGGGCACGACTGCGGTTGCGTGTGAAAAACTGGGGATTAAATATATTTGCATCACGGATGAACTGGAACATTGTGAAATTATCAAATCCAGAATTGAAAAAGAAAACGAACAACTGAAACTGTTCTAAAAATATTATGAAACAAACACGATTGATTTCTTTTATTGAAGCCGTTGCAAATGTTATTATCGGATATTGTGTGGCTTTATGTTCGCAGTTGATTATTTTTCCATTCGTCGGAATAAATGTTTCACTGAATACAAATTTCATAATCGGATTCTGGTTCACACTTGTCAGCTTAATCCGCAGTTATATCATCCGGCGTTGGTTTGAAACAAGACTGCATGTAATTGCTTTAAGAATAACAAGAAAAAGGAACATATGACAGACACTAAAAAACCAAAAGGAAAAGCCCCGTCAATGCAATTTTACTTGATGGACTGGATGCGTGATCTGTTAGAACATCCTCTTGAAATTGAAGGGGCGTGGGTGCGCATAATCTGCAAAATGTGGTGGTCTGAACCCCTGCGGGGAATCCTTGAAAAAACGCCGGAACAATGGTGCAAAATCATCGGCGTTTCCGAAGATGATGTCATCAGAATTTTGACATATATTAAAGACGAGAAAATAGGGGACGTCACAAATTTGTCACAAAATTGTCACGGCGATGTCACAGACTGTCACAAAAAAATCACGGTCATTAATCGGCGCATGTATAGAGAATCAAAAGCCAAAGAAAACGACAGGTTGCGTCAACAACGACAACGGGACAAAAGCAAACGTCACGGTGATAATCACACCGAAGTCACGACCCCTTCTTCTTCTTCTTCTTCTTCTTCACCTTCAAAGAAGTTAAAAGAATCAGGAAAAACAAAAAGTTTTTCCGCCTTTTTTCAGGATCAATTCGATTCAATAATCGAACGATGTCAAACCATAAAATCACTTGAAAAGAAAAAAGATAAATTCAATCCCTTCCAATGGGTTCAATTTCATATCAAAGAAAACGCACATCCCCGTGCAATAATGGAAACACTTGATGGACTGATTGATCACTGGGATTTGATTGATTCTGTCTGGTCATATGGCAACAATATAATTGACACAAAATCACAGAACTATCATGAAGAAGATCACATCACGCAAAGTGCTGAATTTAAAAAGGATTTCACATCAAAGGAAATGACATCGTTAATGAAGAAAATGTTCGATAAGTTCGGAAAATAAAGTGTGACAAAGTTTGAAATTAAATCAAAGGGGGCAAAGGCAATGGAAGAAAAAAAACGAATCGGGAAATTTGAAGTCAGTCGGCAGATGGTTTTTGAAGAACCCGACAATGTCGCAAAAGTTTTTACGGAAATAAAATGTGTTCCAGTGCGGGCGGAATGTATGTTTGCACGGGATGTCATTGAATATATCGCAATCAGTGAAAAGTTCGATAAAATCGGGACAGGTCAAGTTCCCCCAGAATATGCATTGACGATTCATCAGGATGACAAAGGGAACATCACGGGCGTTGATGCAACCAGACAGGAAGGGACTTGAAGATGTCAGATGACAAAAAGAAAGTTTTTCAAATGGTCAGGGGTGGTGAAAGTCCTGATGAATTTAAAGACGCATTGCAGGGAATGCGGGATCAGTTCACTGACATGGTTGAATTTTTTAAAATCGATGCGCAGTATAAGAAGGCGAAATATGATGCATTTGTCGAAGAAGGATTCACACCAGAACAGGCGTTGTTCCTGACAAAAGGCGCATTGATTGAACAATAAAAAAGGACTGAAACAATGTCAAAGACTACACGGGCAGGAAAAGCAGGGAAACAACTGGGCGAATCAATCGTTGAAATGATCAACTTGATGTATCAGGACAACACTGCATTGCATTTTCTTGAAGCACTGGTGTGCGTCATAACAGATGAAGCAGACAGGCGTCAGGAATTAAAAAAGGATTGAACAATGCCGACATGCGTTGTTTGTTTAGAATTATACGGGGCAGATGAAGACCTGTCACACTGTTGTGATGTGTGTGGACGATGTGGTTTTTGTGAACATTGTTCAAAACCGGAAAACCATGATTGTGAAAAGGAAATAAAAAATGGCATGGAAAATTGAAGGCATTTCAGACGATTGCGAATTTGCACTGGATGAATGTGATGATCCCAGATGCAACCATCCTTCTGTCGTTATAAAGACACGGACTGAACAGTGGATATTCCCGACGTGTTCAGAAGAAATCTGTCCGATCAAGGTGGAAAAAAATGAGTAGTTCACAAATTTTCGTGTTTCTTATTTTAGCGGGATATGCTTGTTTTTTCATTTGGGCTTTTAATTAATATGGACGCAACTGAAAAAAAGACTTGCAGTCTGTGTTATTATATGCGCATACTATTCCCCGTTGTTTGCAGTCATCCCGACGGGGATCACATCATCACCGATGTGAAGACTGAAACGTGTTCGGTTTTTGTTGAACGGTTTGAAAAAGAACCGTTCGGAAAAGTATCAAAGCGGACACCACGGATTCCACTGGAAGTTCAGATCAAGAAATGGAAAAGCAATGCACGAATCGCAAATTGAACAGGAAGAACTTGCAGATGAAATGTTGAAAGACGGTCACGTCCCTGAATGCATCAACCGTGTTGCGACATGGGGCGGGGATTGTTATTGTGAATATTTTGGTTTTAAAAAACCAGAAGGGGTCAAACGACATGCCGATGAACTATGAACTATATCCCGACAACTGGGAAGCTATTGCACGGGCAGTCAAAGAAGAAGCAGACTGGATGTGTGAATGTTGCGGGAAGCAGTGCAGAAGACCAGACGAAGCATTCGACACGCACAAACGAACCCTGACCGTGTCGCACAAAAATCATGTTGAATCTGACTGCCGTCCCGAAAATCTGACTGCAAGTTGTGCACCGTGTCATTTGAAATATGACGCACAGCATCACGCCCGCAGTCGTGCAAAAAAGAAAACAGAACTGGAAAACAAGGATCAATTAATGTTATTTGATAAAAAAGGGAATTGAAAATGACAGCATGGAAAAAACCAGAACCGTTTTTGAATAAAGAAGATATTAAAAAATATTATAGTGGCGACCGAATTCAATGTCTGGTGTGTGGAAAATGGTTCAAGTCTTTGGGTGTGCACCTGAACAAAACACACAACATGTCTATTGACGATTACAAAAAAATGTTCGGGTTGCCGTGGTCGATTGGACTTTGCAGTTCAGAAACTGCGAAAAAATTTCAAAGAAATGCAAAGATGTTGCGGGAAAAGGGTTTTCTTTTGACAGGGATCATTTCGGAAGAACACGAAAAAAAAGTTCATAAAAAAGGTTCACGGCGAATCACACCCGCACACAGCAAAGACAGAAGTGATTTTTTTAAAAAACTTGGACTACAATGCAGATGCAAACATTTAGATTTGAAAGTGTGCAAACAATTAGAATCGGAAGGTTTGATTCATAAAGAAATAGGAAAATATTTCGGTGTCAGTCAGGGCACGATTTCCCGTTTTATGCGTGGCGGAAATAAATATCAACAACAGGAAGGGGGCACGGAATGAGTGATGACAAAAAGAAATTTTATTGCAAACGGGTCGATCTTGCAAAGCAGGAAAACTGCATCGATCTTCTGGACGACTGCGAATGTGTGTTTCAGGAAATGTGCGTTCACAAATCTGACAAACCCGTGGAACAGCCCGTGATCAAATCAAAGCCGAAGGAATATGACGTCGACATGGGTGATGCAGACATCACAACACGGGGTGTGAAAATTGTGATCACCGACCCCGAAGCATTGAAGGAAATCATCAGGGGAATCAGTGAAAAACAATCACTGACGATTGATCTTCCGTTTGCGGATTCGCCTGATGAAGTAGTCACGGCAGAACCAGACGATGAATTTTCACTTCTGGATGTTGCAGCCGTCTTGAATCGGAAAAAATCAAACGTCATGGTCTTTGATGAAGAAAAAACCGTCTATGGACTTGACGTCGCACGCTATGCGGTGAACGACGACGGTCTTCTGGTCTATATTTCAAAATGTATGAAAGCCGAAATCGATGCGGATGGTGGTTTCATTATTGATGACGGTGACTATTTCACCGACGGGAAATTCGATAAGGCAAAATTCATCGACAGATATCCCAGTGCGGAAAAGTCTGGTGCGTGCATGAAGTTGTTTGAAGTTATCGAAGAACCGGACATGACCCTGTATGCGGAAATCAAAGAACTGTTGGAACGTGACGGGTTTTTGTTGGATGTAGAACTTGAATTCGTAAAAAGAATGCTTCCTAAAATCAAAAAACTTTTCATCAAGGTAAATCATGACGGATGACACAGTTGATATTGACGTGAAGGTATTTGCAAAGACAAATGATGCGTTGTTCGTGTCTGATACTGGGAACAAGGCAGACGCAGAATGGATTCCCAGATCACAGATCGAAGACTGTCCCGCCGTCGTTTTTATTGGGGAAGAAATCGAAATCACAATCCCCG